CAAAGGTTTTCTGTTCTTTTTGTTGATGATTGTAAGTTATTTAACTTACGTCGGATTGCTTCTAAATCAATAGCCATTTTTTTCTCCTGTTTTAATTATTATTTAGTTAATATAATAAAAATATTCCATACTAAAAAACTTCAGTTAAAATATTTTTATATTTTTTGTGGTATCCTTGTACCGCTAATTCTTTTGCTTTTGCTTCGACAACTACATCAATGTCTAGACCGTAGTCTTTGATTTCGTCTACAATGTAGTCTGAGTGAGCTTGTTCTTTTATTTTGCTAAATTCTTTGTACATTCCAGCTAGCGTTGGAAAATCTTGCATTTGTTCTAGCGTTATGTTGCTGTTTTTACAAATCTGTTCAATTACAAGTTTCTGTTCTTTTCTTTTAGATTCTGAATAGTGAGTACATTGCTTTACACCTTTTGGCCAGGTTTTTGCTGCAAGTTTAAGTGCTTGTTCTTCAGTCATATCGCCTGTACAAAACTTGTGGTGAAAGTAATCAAATACAATTGGTATACCTACTACTTTGTATACACCTTCATATAGGTCTTGTACAGAATACATATTCTTTTTGTCATCATTTTCAACTGTAAGACGAGCTTGAGCAGATGGTTGTAATCTTAAGAAGTTTTTACAAAATCTATCTAGTGCAGAAGGTTTATCGCCATATGCACCGCCGACATGAATATTAATTTTTGCCATACGAGACTTTGGTAGACCCATAAGATCCATAATTTGTGCAGACTTGTTAAGTTCATTTATAGCATTTAGCACTACTTTTTCGTTTGGTGAAGCTAGTACGCAAAATTGGCCTGGATGGAACGACAGTCTTTGTCCATTATCCATTGCAGTTTTGCCAACAGCTTTTAATAGTGCACATATTTCTTGGTAATCTGGTAGATCTGACAATTCATATTCTGACATCCAAGGCATCATATCACTGGACATGCGATATACTTTTATATTGTTTTCATTATTCCACTGTACAAGCTTTAATAAGTTTGTAATGTTTGTAATTATTAATTCTGAAGCATATTCTACGCCTTTAGCGTCAAATGTTCTTCGTATCATACTTCTGTTGCATGAGATACCTTCTTTTGAAAGATTCATATTTATACATGCATATCCTAGTTGTTTTGCCATAGTTTTAATTTTATATAAGGTAATATAATAATTTTATTTAACATAAAAAAATTCTGAGTGAAAAGTTATTAACATTATTTCCAAAATAATTGTACACATATTATACCTGTTGCAAGTATTAATAAAGTAAAAGTTTTTAATGATATTCCTTCTCCCATAAATATCCAAGTTAAAATTGCGTACGAACTTATACCTAGAGCAAAACCTAAGAATCTTCCTGGCCATAATAAACCGTCAAAATGTTCATAAGCATATTTTGTTGCCATGATAAAAGCATAAGATATCGTTGTACCCATTGTTATCGATAAAATTAGTGGATGTTTTTCGAACCATTTCCAAAGAAATTGTCCGTTAGTTTGAAACCATATTAAGGTTTGTCCAAACAAGAAAAGCAGGACACAAAGCGTTAATTTACTCATATTTTAATTGCTATTAGTTAATTAGTTAATTGTTATTTAATATAAATATAATAAAAATATTCCAAATAAAAAAATCTGGAGTGAATTATTTTATTATTTTTTTGAAAGTTTTTTTAGTTCTGAACGAATTAAGTCTGTCAAAAGAGCTTTTAATTTTTCTTCATCGTCATCGCGTCTATCTAAATGGGCATCTGGATCATAAGGAGGATTAGATACTGCAGTATGTTTTTTAGCTACAGGTTTATCGCTTGGTAGTAATCCTATATCTTCAAATATATTTTTATCTGCTTTGCCCGTCATAACTTTTCTAGCTACCATTTTATCATCTATATATAATTCGCCTTTATCGTCGAAGTATTTCCAATGCGCTACCTTAGTGCCTTTTTTAAAGCCGTAATGAATATTGTTTTTTTCGTCATGGACTATAGTGTATTTTGGATTTAACTTTAAGTAGTTTTTTTGAAAATCTTTCCAGCGATATCCAACCATAGATTCTTTATCTAATAATGCCATATTATCTTTTTACCTTAATGTAAATTATTTCTTGTACTTCTGTATCTATCCTACGAAGGCCTGTATCATTTGTTAGTAATATACTGTCTCTGTAATTTTCCCAATCTAATTGATATGTTGTATCTAGTACACCGTTGTTTACTATTTTAATACATTCATTTAAAGCATTAATCGTGTAAAGGGTATTTGTTTGTTTTTTTCTATGTAATGATATGGTATCTTGAAGCGTCTTTATGTTTTCATTTGCATCAATGTTATATGTACACATTAATTCTCTAACATCTCCAGTGTTTTTAAGAATAAATACCTTATTATACAAAATATCGTAAGCATCTATTATCTTATCAATAGTTTTTGATAAAATTTTAGTATTCGTAAACGTACATAGTAATTGTGTTCTCATTATTTATATACCTCTTTCGTTGCTGTATCTAGATTTTTTGCTAATTCAGGATGCAATTTCATTTCAAACTTAATGGTTCCACCTCCATATCCTCTTCCGTCTTGTCGTATTACTATATTTGCTACCTTTATAGTTTTATTGCCTAAATCATCAATATTGTATACTAAATATGGTTCACCTTTTTCAGATTTTTTTACACTAAGATTTTCTTTTAATTTATTAAAATCGTCAGTTCCAAATATTGCCTTCATTGTTTCTTTATCTAACGACATATCTCCAATGGCCATAGTTTCTTCGCCTTCTGAAACAGCCTTTAAAGGAAATTCTTCTTTAATATTTTTTATTAATCCTTCTCTAACTTTAGGGTTATTGTTTAATTGGTTTATAGCATCTTCTTGCATTTTTCTATGTTCTAAATCATCTGCTTTTAAATACTCTATTGCTTTAGGATTGCCAGCATCAGCTTCTACTCTAATTGCCTTTAGTATAGCTTTAGATTTGCCTCTACTACCCTTTCCAGATTCTGTTGCACTTATTTCAGATTCTAATTTTTGTTGTATTGATTGTGGTAAAATATTTTTTGCACCTGATACTAATCTTGAACGTTCATTTTTAGAATATTCTTTAGGATCTATTGCAGTACCTCTTAACTCTGGATCCCAGTTATTTACCATGTCTCCTAGTCCTGAATTTAAGAAGTTTATATTTTTATCTTTCTTTAGTGATACTTCATCAAGTATTTCTTCACCATTAGATTTTTTAATTTTTAAATACATATCAGTAGAAAAGCCTTTATTTTTTTTATAGTCAGACAACCCCATAGCTTCTACTTCTCCTTCAGCATCCCATGCGCTTCCAATGATTTCAGCTCCTTCACCGTATTGTTTTTTAACCCTGTCTAATATTGCTTTTCTTGATTTTCTTGCTGCTGTTATCCAACTTTTAGTAATAATTCTTGTTCCTTCTTTTTTAAGCTTTGGATTATTTTCAAGTTGAGACTGTTCATGTTTTTCTAAGGATGTTGCAAACTGTTCAAATTCTTCGTCAGTCATTGCAGAACCTACCATCGTCATAAGCTCTCCTCCTTGCGCACTAATTTGTCCTGCACCGCCTGGAAGGTCTGAAAAGTATTTCCAATTTGACGTTTGTTTGTTTGCCTGCGTATTCATCATACGTTCTATGGCTTTACTATATCTTTTTGGAAACTTAGGGTTTTTTGTTATGCTTTCAGGTACTGTGTATGGAGGAGGTATTGAATTTACTTCGTTTTTATTTTTAAAATCCTCATCTCCTGTAGGAGAAGTATCTAATTCTTTACTAAATTCTTTAGTTTCTGATGGATTACCTGTTGTAAGAGTTTTATTTTTTCCAGATATTTCTCTTTTTGGTTGCTCATTAGAAACTTTGTCTTTTGAAGTTTCTTTTTCTTTAGTATCTTTTCGTATGAAGTCTCCATCTTTAGCAGATAGTGCCTGGCTATCTTCTGGTTTTTCTTCTTTATCGTCTTGGTCGTCTTGGTCTACTTGAACCAATTTTCCATCAACATTTTTATATGACACAAAGTCATCTTGCTCTTTGCCGTAGCCTCTGCCTTTCCAAACTAAACCTAGCTTTTTTGCTTTTTCTTTTTCTTTATCGTCTAAAGGGGTTTCTTCAGAATTAGGATTTTCTAAAAGTTGATTAATATATTCTGATATAAATTGCTCAGAATATTTCATAGATCTAAAAACATCTGCCAATACTTCAAGGTGGTTTCTGTTTGCTGGATCAGGCATTCCATTATTTACCTTATATGCCCATTCTCTTACAAGCTTGTCTATTAGTGTTTTCATACATTATCCTCTTTCTATAAATATCAGCAAAAACGATCGGAAACATCATTTAGTTTACCATAATTAACCCCATATGCAATTTTTGTTGGATACTTCATAGCTTTTTTTATTTTCAAAATCAACTCTTTTCCATCTTTAGGATTAAAATCAAATGTAAAACTATCGTAAGTATATAATATAAGTTTGGTGCTGTGTCCATTTAAAACCTTTATAACTTCAGCCATAGCTTCTGAGCTTGCTTCAGTTTCCATTGATTGTATATAATAGTTAAATAACTTTTGAGGAGACATATCTTCAAGAGTTGATGCATCTACCTTTCTTTTATATAAGTATGTTTTAAAATGTTTTTTATTCAACCAGGACTTCCAAAATTTAAAAATAAAATCGTTTACTTCTTTAAAAAATGGTATTGCTAAAAATTCTTTTGGTACTCCTCCATACAATATCCTAAAACTTATTTCTTTAGACTCTTTATACTGTTCTTTTGTTAGTTTTTCTGTGCCAAAATATTGTTTTCCTAAATATTCATGTATACTACCTTTAGGTAAATCATAACCTATACAGTTTGCTATTAGTCTAAGGTGATATGCATCATAGTCAAGTTCTAATATTCCTCCGTTTTTAAATCTACTAATATACTTTTCTCTTGTTCCATCAGACTTATTAAGCGCTGCATAGTTTACCTTATTAAATTTATTGCTTGGTCTTCCAGTTAATGTATATGGATTATAATAGCACTTTTCTAGTCCATCTATTGTTTTTAATCCAGAATTTTCTATTGTAAATAAATTATTTAGTAAGGTACTATTAAATTTTCCATATGAAAAAGAATCAACAACATTAGCATCTATGGTGTCTAACATGATTGAAGAAAGTTTATCACAATATTCTAGATGTTTTAGTATTGGAACTATACTGTTAAGATTACTTCTATTCCAATGTGTTGAATAGATTTGATCGTGGGCTGAGGTTGTAGGTTTTTCTAATGGCTTTCCATATTGATGATAAGATAGTGCGTTGCAATCATATACTTTGGTTTTTCCAAAAATATGCATAAATTCTTTTGAGTCTGCAACATATATTTTATTAAGTGTATCAATTACACCTATAGCTTCTTTAAGTGTAAATGTTTTCAATGATTCGCTATGGTCTATAGGAATATAATATTTTTGCATATTATTTAATAAGAATATATAAATTCCAGATAACTTTGAATTACTAGGGTGCACTCTGTGATCCAGAGGTATTGGTATCACTATACCATCTGATTCAGCGCAAAGCTTAATCATTTCATTAAATTTTTGTGAATGTTCTATAACCATTTATAGGTATAATATAATAAAAATATTTGAAATAGAAAAATTTATTGCAATGAATTATAAGTTTTTGCTGGTGTTTGTATTATTTTTTCTTCCTCTGTTTTTTGTTCTGGATCAAATATTGTTTCGGATAGAGGTTCTAAATATTTATGCGGTTTGCTTGTATGGTATTTTCCTTCCATTGGTCTATTTACATGTATGTGGTAATATCCATAATATTCATCTCCATCTTCATTGATAAATTGATCTCCTGGAGTATATAGTGCGGATTCTTCTCTTGGGTTTCCATATTGTAGAGAATCTCCTATATATTCACTTATTCCTGGCATAGTATCTTCAGCTAATTCTAAAGATTTATTATTTGTTGGAATAATTCCTGACTCAACTATGGCTCCTTTATAAATTTTATTAAATATTGGTCCGGATATTTTCCACTCTATTTCTAAAGTAGAATATAATTTATGGTGAGGGGTTTTTTGTTTTTTAACCTCTTTATATGTGTTTTTATTTACCTCTATAATAGAGCCAGAAGAAAGTTGTTTTACAAAATACCTAATAAAAAATCCTTCCTCTTCGTCTTTATTTGTTATAGTTGGAACAGAAGATATAACTCCGGTAAATCTTTTTGCGTAGTTGCTGTTAAGTTTATTATACGTAAATATATTTTGATTTTTAACTATTCTTCTAAGTTTTCTAGAATTTGATCTAGGTTCAGCTCCTTCATAAGCAACGTTATTTTTTAAATGGTACGGGCCAACATAAGTATTTATTTTTTGAACCTTATTGCCAGCGTCATACACTTGAAATAGACCTCCTCTAGTATATAAATTTCCCTTTATATCTTCTTTTCTACGTATTTTCATAAATATTAGCCTCTATTAACTGTTTCTACCCAAATCTACCACCATAAACTTTTTCTCCTGGAGCAGTCCATTGGGCCGATACATCACGTAGATTTTTAAATAAGTTAAACCTTATAGCAATATGATCTCGTATGGCGCCCCAAATTATCCTTGCTGCGTGATCGCTTTGTGTATTGTCTTCACATAAATCTATTAGTTCTTGTAAATCTTTTTCGTCGTGTTCACCATAATTTGCTGTAGTTCCTATTTGATTACCTATACCAAATTGATTGGATCTAGCTACTCTTGAGAAGCCATATATTCCCATTTCTCCAATTTTAAATTTTGGTTTCCTTTTTGTACCTATGTTTGTTATTTGTACACCGTCAACTTCTATTCTATAGGTATTATTGTTCTTGCGTTGAATTAATCTCCAAGTATATGTTCTGTCTGCTCTAGATATCGCCTCTTCTTTTGCAAACATTCCTCCGCCCATTTCTCCATAAATCCACTTGCCATTATAAACTATCATACCCTCTGTTCCTGCTTCATCTTGGTCAATATGCCTAGACTCTACTGGTTCTTCTTCTACTTCTGGTTCTGGCTCTACAACTTCTTCTTCCTCCTCTACTATTGGTTGTTCTTCTGGTGGAGGTGGAGGTGGTGGAGTTTCTCTAACTATTGGTGGGGCCTCTTCTTCAGTTGGTGGAGGTGTAGGAAAACCTGTTGCACCAATGTTTCCTCCTCCGCCTCTCATTACTGTGTTTAAAGCTGTTGTCCAACCTGTTGAGTCTATGGTATGATCGACACCAACAACTGTAAAATATACTCCAGAATATCTTGGTGGAAGATAATCTATTGTCATAGGTAATCCCCATTTTATACCTGATATTCCGTCAATAGTTAGTCCTAGTGATAGTGGAAGAGTTGCTCCAATTGATCTAGCACTAACCCTTATTTTTTCTCCGCCATCTGCGCCATCAACTGAAAATTCTGTTTGTGTCTCTATCATTTTTCTAGTTGCAGTGTTTGCTGCTTCTATTGACTCTGCACCAACATTTTCTGCTAATTCTACCCTGGAATCTTTATATGACTCCACTATTCCTTTTATAGTTGCCTCTTGATCTGTTGGGCCATTTTGATCGTCTTTACAGCATTCTTCGTCTTTTTTAAGACTTTCAACCATTTTTATGTTTTCATAATCCATGTCAACAACTCTAGCATTCCAAAAACCAAAATCACTAGTATTATCTTCTCCCATTTCATGAGAATTAACCTTTCTATTTGTACCATACATTACCTGTGCAGCAATGTTTCCTGACAGTTTTGTTTCTAGATTTACGCTTCTTGCAATAGATCTTGGGCCCATTACTGGGAAGACAACAACTCTATCTTTGTCTTCACTATCATCATCAATGGTACCTGAATCAACTATTCTTAGTATTGAAGGGTTATCTGGGTCTTCAACTACAGAAAGATCAAATTGATTTGAGCAGGCTTCTGAAATATCATCTAGTATTTTTTGAATATATTCTGCTACTGTTTTTGAATCATCTAACGATTGTTCCAAATGCCTTACATTTAATAACATTGAGCCTAAAAAACCTTTCATTGGATTTCCGTCAACTGCAAAGTTTAGTCCGCCAGCTTTTGCCTCTTTTAATCCTTTTAGAGAAGATTCATTTACATTGTCATCATCGAGTAACCAGGCTACTCCTGCTGAAATTAGTGCTAATCCTCCAGTAACAATTGCAACTGGTGCACCAACTCCTGTTGCAGCTGCTCCTGCAGTAGCTACACCTAATCCTACCG